CCACCCATACATATCGCACATAACTTTTTCATTTATGGCACTCCACAGGAGTTTGCATGTCGATCACCGCACAGGAGGCTGCACAGGCCCTTATCGAACGCAGGAAAGCGCGTAATGGGCTAATGGACTTTGTCCTGCTGACTAAGCCTGACTTTGAGGTAGGCCCTCATCACGTAATGATAGCAGACGCATTAGAGCGCGTAGAGCGTGGTGAGAACAAGCGGTTGATGATCTTCTGTCCTCCTCGCCATACCAAGAGTGAGTTAGCTACTCGTCGTTTTCCTGCATGGTATATGGGGCGCAATCCCAATGCTCAGATTATCTCGGCTTCATATAACTCTGAGCTGTCTTCTGATTTTGGTAGGGAGGTCAGGAATCTGGTAGCCAGTAGTGTGTATAAGAAGATCTTCCCTGATGCCATGCTAAGTGAGGATTCTCAGGCTGCTAACAGGTGGCACTTGAAGGAGGGGGGTGCATACATAGCGGCTGGTGTGGGAACGGCTATAACGGGTCGAGGTGCGAACCTTGCTATAGTGGATGATCCGATAAAGGACCGTCAGGAAGCAGACTCGGAGACCATACGTAACCGGATATGGGATTGGTATCGATCTGTCTTATACACCCGTCTTATGCCGAATGGGGCTATTGTGATAATCCAGACCAGATGGCACGACGACGATCTGGCAGGCAGGCTCTTGTTGGAGCAGGATGAGGGAGGGGACCAGTGGGAGGTCATTAGCCTTCCTGCGTTAGCTGGGGCAGAGGATGCTCTGGGCAGGGAGGAGGGTGAGGCGTTGTGGCCTGAGTGGTATCCAGAGGAGCGGTTACTACAGGTCAAGTCGGTTATTGGGTCCCGTGACTGGTCTGCCTTGTATCAGCAGACTCCGCAGGCTGAAGAAGGGGGCTTCTTCCTTGCCGACTGGATCAAGACGGTCCCAGAGGTTCCAGAGAACCTGCGTATCTACGGAGCCAGTGACTATGCCACCAAAGACGGGGAGGGAGACTACACGGTCCATGGGGTCTGTGGTGTGGATGATGCAGATAATTTATATGTCTTGGACTGGTGGCGTGGGCAGACTCCCAGCGATGTATGGGTAGAGGTCTTTTTGGATATGGTGGACAAGTGGAAGCCGATCCAGTGGGCAGAGGAGGCAGGCCAGATCAGGGCTTCTCTGGACCCGTATATCAACATGCGCCAGCGGGAGAGGCGTTCCTACTGTGTCAGGACTCCATTTGCGTCTCGGTTCGATAAGCGTTCCAGAGCAAGGGCCATACAGGCACGTATGTCTTCGGGCAAGGTGTTCTTTGTGCGCGGTGCTCCATGGATGGAGGATCTCCGGTTGGAGATCTTGCGCTTTGATGCAGGCAAGAACGATGATCAGGTCGATGTCTTGAGCTTGATGGGCAGGCTATTGGAGGACATGCAGGGAGCGGGGCAGTTAAAGAACTGGTCTCCATCCCGCCATATCAGGAGGGTCTCTGTTGACAGCAGCGAAGAGGAAGTCGAGGGCGTTGTATAACGTCTACCTAAATGAGAGCCATGATGTCAGTAGGGTTGATGAGGTATGGAGTCATGGCTACAGATGGGAAGGAGAGGATATGAGTCGATTGGAGCGATTAGCTGATCGTATAGGGCATAAGGATGCGTTCTCTTTTGACGGTCTTGATGGGGCGATTATAGGCCATGGATCGAAGTATCCTGAAGATAGTGTCCTAATTTACTCAGCGCAGCGGATTATAGACCTGCTCATACTCCAAAATGGCATGAGCCTTGAGGAGGCCGAGGAGTATTTCAGCTTTAATATTGCCTGTCTGAGTGCAGGAGAGGGGACCCCTATCATTGTCTGGGAATGCGAAGACGACGATTGAGCTGTCAGATGGCTCTACAACATGGCTGTATAGGGATGACATTGTGGACATTGCGGTTGTGGGTAAGCGGAACTTCCATGGGGTTGTGAAGCTGCGAGATGGTAAGAGCTATCGCCTAAGCGAAGAGCAGAACGTAGGCACACTTATTGACTTCTGGAGAGAGGGTTGGTTTTGAACGCAAACGTGAAAGTAAGGAAGCGAGTTGATCCCAGCTTTATTGAGATCTATGAGGGGGACGAGTGGCAGGTGTTCACTCGCGTATGGATGGGCATTGTCCCTCCACATGGAACAGAGGCAGGCTATGCGTGTGTCGTGGGTGAGGTGTATGATGATGACCCTCGTCAGAAGCCCAGACCTAAGATCTTGCTGGATGAGGGTCAGGCCCTGCACCCAGATGATTGGGATGGAGAGATTGTCGAATATTATGAAGATTTATTCTATACCGAGATTGACGGAGAGAACATCGCAAAGCATACCAACCCCACACTGCATGACCTGAGAATGGTGTCGGTGGCCCTAAAAGACCTATATCAGGTTGATATGGGCTGGACCTTGCCTGCCCATCCTCCCTTTACGCAGTTCCTGCGCTCAACAGAGGGGCTATGTCTGTATGATAGTGACATTGATCCAGAGACATATAAGCAGTGGTTTCCTACGTATCGATCATCAGACAATGTGCTCTCTATTATGGACGAGCCTCCAATGGGAGATGATCAGGAGTATGGTAAGCAGTTAGTCGAAACCTTACTTGCTCGTAACGAGTTACAGGTAAATGAGCACTGCAAGCTGTTCCAGAACTCGCACCTATCCCATCCGGTCAGAGCTGTGGGCCTTGTATGTGCAGCGATGCAGGTGTGGGACTGGACCTTTGCCATACGAGATATTGAAGAGGGGGACGGCTATGAGGATATCATTGATGCGGACATGGAAGAAGAGGCCAAGGCCCAGTTAAATGCAGAGGATGCGGTCCGCTTGTGGCAGGCTGGCATAAATACGGGACTTAGCGACGAAGAAGCTCAAGCCATTGAGAATAGCATTTTTAGCAATGTGACGTAAGAATGCACTTGACAATAGTGCAATTACACATGATTATTAGCTTTAAGTAATAATTATTACTTAGCATTTGGCTCGGCTCCTGATCGTGATGCCGCATGGTCAGGGGCCTAAAAAAACACTTGGAGGTCTTGATATGTATGGTAAGTCGATGATGAAAAAGAAAAAGAAGAAGATGCCAGCAGCTAAGGCTAAGGCTATGCCCAAAATGAAAGCCAAGCCCAAGGCTAAGAAGAAAGCCAAGTCCATGTATGGGTATGGTCGGTAGTATATATGGCTGAGAGAATAGATGATCATGCTGTATCGTGCAACGATAGGCTGCGCGATGGTGTAGCTGAAGCCAGTGAATGGGCTTCGGAGGCGCGTAGGGCATGGTCATACTATGCCAGCAGGCAATACCAGAACATCAGCGAGAACGAACGGTTCCGCATCATGCCGATTGTTGCCAATGTCATCAGGCGCGATATGGACCAGATGGTCAACCGTGTCTTAGAAGCGACCCCCGTAGTCAATCCGGTAGGACGCTTTGGCAAGGACCATGAGTATGCTCGGATGATGGTGGACTTGTTGCAATACACCCGTGATGCAGAAGAGAACTTCCACAACGATCTGGAGGACGTTATACAAGACTTCTTCTTTACTGGAGAAGGCGTGCTCTTTGAGGGGTGGAATCAGGATGCAGACGGGGGTATGGGGATGCCAGAGGCTCGATGGATCGATCCTCGCTACATCGTATGGGACCCAGCTGCCAGAAACTGGCAGCGAGACGATGCGGACTGGGTGATTCACTTTGAGCCTAAGAAGGTGGATTATATAAAAGATGTCTACGGGCTGGATGATGTCCAGCCAGACTATCCTGACTTCTTTTTTGACAACAATGACGTAAGTAGGTTTAGAGACTATGGACAGGGCCGTGGCAACTTTACCCAGACCCAGCTTGGACGAGAGATTAGTAGTCCTGAAGATATGGCCTACGTCAAGACGATGTATGAAAAAGTATATCGTGAAGAGGTCAGATACCAGCTACCCGATGGAGAGATCGCAACGCTCACAGATCCCATGGGGAATGAGCGGAACGTAACGCAGGATGACTTTATTATGCTGCCGCCTGAGCGGCAAGCAGAGCTGACTAAGGTCAAGGCTCGCGTCCATGAGCTTATGGAGACGGTGGTCATCAATGAGGTCACTATCTCAAGGGAAAATAGTGTTTACTGCACTACAAATGGGGGGCATGGCAATTATCCATTTGCCTTCTTTAGCTATGTCAGGTTGCGTGATCGATCCCACGGCAAGGGGGAGATTGATTATTTAGTGGGGATGCAGGACCTGATCAACCGCACGCTCGCCCGTTGGCTTGAGCAGATGATGATTGCGGGATCAAATTATGTCATAGCACCCAAAGGCAGCTTGCCCAGAGAAGACGAAGAGAAGCTGAAAAACATTGGCCGCTACCCATTGCAGATATTCCGACCCTTTGCAGGTTTTCAAGGACCGCAAATAGAAGGGGGCCGTGCTACGGGTTCGGATTTGTTCCAGAGCGGATATCAGCTTCTTTCTTCTGTGAAGGATAAGGTCAGTGGGGTGTATGATGTGCAGCGTGGGAACATGCCCTATGCCACATCGGGGATTGGTATCCAGTCTCTCCAGTCTGCTACCGACCTTCTTACAACGATGCCCCGAAGACACTTAGAGTCTGGGTTGAAACGCGCAACGATTATGCGGATGAAAAATATCCTACAGTTCATGCGTGGCAGTCGTGTGGTTGATATTGTCGATGAGAAAGACAAGAAAGACCGGACCTTGTTTGTGGGGAACAGCATGGCAGAGATAGCAGCCGAGTATGGCTTGCAAACTGCCGTCGATGAGGCTACAGGCATTCCAATGGTTGATCCTCTGTCTGGACAGCCGTTGATGCTGATAAATCCTGCTACCGGACAGCAGGCCGACATCATGGTTCTCAATGAAGGCACTTCCGGTAAGTTCGATATGCGTAGGATTCGTCTGGAGCTTGACACTGAACGGGATCGTTCGCGTCAGGAGCGCATGGACTTTGCCCAGATGATTCTGCAAGCTGTTGGTCCTGCCTCTGCTCAGTGGGCGTTGGAGTTGATGGATGCGCCTAATAAAGAACTTTTACTGACAGCGATGGAGCAGTCAGATACAGGCAAGCAGATCTTGGCCCAGTTTGAAGAAGCTGCACAGCAGATGGGGACAGATCCACAAGAATTGATACAAATGGTCATGCAGCAGTTGCAGATGCAAGTGCAAGCGGCTCAGGCCCCTCCGCAACAGGGACCACAGGGACCACAAGCCCCTCCGCAGGGACCACAACCACAGGAGATGGCTAATGCCTCCCAAGAAGAAGGACCCCCGATTAGCGAGGGCGGGGGTCAGCGGATTTAATAAACCGAAGCGGACTCCCAACCATCCGAAAAAGTCCCATGTAGTAGTAGCTAAGGATGGAGATAAGGTTAAGACGATTCGTTTTGGAGAGCAGGGAGCGAAGACGGCTGGCAAACCCAAGAAGGGGGAGTCGCAGGCGATGAAAAAGAAGCGGGCCAGCTTTAAGGCTCGCCATTCTAAGAATATAGCAAAAGGAAAAATGAGCGCGGCCTATTGGGCCAACCGCACTAAGTGGTTGTTTTTATTGTTTTTATGCTAATTTGTTAATAGTATCACACACAATTTAAGTCTTTTTATAACAGGTTCGGCATAACCATGTTGGACCTGTTTTTTTTGTTCTCAGCAAAAAATCATGTGCAATTATTTGCTGATCAAAGGGGGGCGGCATGAACGGCATACCAGAAGAGGCAGTATTAGCAGTTGGGTCCGAGTTTGAGCACCTCTACGAAGAGGAGCTACCGGAAGCTGACGTAACATTTAAGAGGGCATTGCAGGCTGTGGTTCAGACCTTGCCCTATGACCTCCACTTAGATCCTACTCTGCAAGGAGACGAAGCGGAAAAGGTAGTAGATCGAGGGCTGGTGGAAGCCGAGATAGGAAAGAGCTGGAAAATAACACTTAACTGGACCCGTAGCTGGAAAGGAAAGATCCCAGCAGGGTATGCCAGAATAAAGTATCACGATACTGAGGTCGCAATTATAGGCCCATGGGCTACGGTCCGGACCTGTTGGAAGTGCGGATTGAGTGGGTGGGCAGACGAGAAAAAGAAAATAGGCATGTGCCTACCTCATTACCCCTGCCCCCACTGCGGTGAACGGGATTGGTTTGGAAGAATAGTTGAACCGTATCACTTTGAGTTGGATATGGCCGAGTTCATAGTTCGGGATGCAAATAAGGACAATTTTTACGAAGAGTTAAAACCATCAAAACCAAGTAGCGATGGAGTACCTACTCCATCGCAAAACTGACCACTGTCTTCTTAAGCTAAGATCACCCCATCTGGGGAACGCATTGAAGCCGCTGGGAGATAAAGTCAAAAAGGAGAAGTAAGATGTCTGAAGTTTTTGAGGAAGAGAACGTACAAGAGTCAAATGATTCTACTGCTACGCAGACTATTCCCGAAAAAGTTCAGGTTGACGGAGAAGAAATAGATGTCCGTCAAGCTATTGCGGATCACAGAAACAAGAAGGAATGGCAACGATCTCAAACGCAGCGAGATCAAGAAATTGCCGCGCAAAGAAAGGAAGTAAATGATTTGTTAGGCAAGGTCATTGATCAAGTTGCACCCAACAATGCACAAGCAGTCGCGAATACGGACTCCTCCTTTGATCTGGATGGGATGCTGGAAAAAATTCCAGACCCGATTGAAGACGAGAAAGGGTATAAAGCAGCAATGGCTCAGGTCCTCAAGGACTATGGGAATGCATTGAAGAGTGAGATTGCCAGCCAGACCAACAGCTTGAAGACGGATACGCAGAAGCAAATACAAAGTCAATCGCAAAAAGATCGCATTGTGCAGGACAACCTACGCATGGTACGCGACTACGTTGCGAAAACACTCGGAGACGATGTTACTGAGACTGATGTCAACGATGTGATTAAGAGAGTGGGCCAGAAGTGGGGACCAGAGTATGGGACCGAAGATGCTTCTGGGGCTTTTCGATACAACGAGCACGCAGTTGAAGAGGCCCTCTGGGGTGTTCCTGCGCTACGCACTCGCCTTATTGCATCGCAAACCAATGAGGCTCGCAAAGAGGGCCTTACGGGCAGACAGAAAGGTCAGCAGGGATCGCCTTCGGCAAATCGTACGGTCGCAAGACCAACAAATAACGCGCCTATTGGAGACAAGATTGAATGGCTCAGATCTCTTGGAGAAGACGAGATGGGACGAGCTGTCAGTCGGATGAACTCCGATGAGCGAAACAACATGCTCAGGGCCTTATATAACGGGTCCTAACTAACCAAGTAGGAAGAAATTACAATGCCTGCAAATGTATTTACCACAGGAACAGGATCAGCAACCAGTCTTGCTGATCCTCTTGTCAATATCCTTTTCTCCTCCAAGCTGCATGTGGAAACGCAGTCGGAACTCTTCTTCAATCAGGCTGGCCTGATTAAGAAGGAAGATGGCAGCGAAGAGACCTTTGAGCGTAAGGGCGATAGCCCTATCGTGATGAAGGATGAGTTTGGCAAAGAGCGCGGTCAGCGCATTCGCCTTGCTCTACGCAAGCAGCTCACAACCAACGTGGGCTTGGCAGATCGTGACGGAGGTAGTGGCCTCAGTCAGTATACGTATGGCGTTTCTTCAATGGTCGATCAAGAAGAAAACATGAACCTCTTCGATATGGAGGTGATTGTTGAATTGATGAAACACTCCGTAGGCTTTGCGACTCCAGAGTTGCAGGACCTCCGCACGCCCATGCGTATGGAGCAGGAAGCGGCAGTCGCTTTGCGCGATTGGCTAACGGGCCAGTATGAAGAGTCCATCTTGGACGCTTTCTATGATGGCAACGCTGCTCACGTAATTAAGTCATCGTTCGCGTCTGCAACAACGCACCCTCGCATTATTTGGGGTAATGACGCAACGGCTCAGTCTGATATTAGCAGCAATGACACGCTGTCTGCTGCCGATCTTCGCAAGCTGTATGAGACGCTTCGCGTAAATAACGTCAACCCGTTGAAGGTTGAGGGCAAGGAAATGTATGTGCTCCTTGCACACGTTTACAGTGTCAGTGACTTGATGAATGATGCGGACATCAAGAATACGTATCAAAATGCGTTTACGCGCACTGGTGCGGGTGCTGAGAATCCTCTCTTCAGCCGTGCTGATGTTGTCTTTGAGGGCATTGTTGTCCACGAATACAACCGTGTGCGTTCGCCTGCTACTGGCACCAACGCTGCCAGCACCAAGCAAAACATTGCATTGGGTGCTGATTCGATTATCTGTGGCAACGCTTCTGAGCCTCGTCTCGTACGTCGCAAGGAAGATGCCTACGAGGATCGTTATGGTGTTGGTATCAAGCAGATCTTTGGATGTGCTCGCGCTGACTTTGCCAATGCGGCAGACAGTGCCACGCTAAATCAGTCTTCTGCCCAGTTAATGAACTGGTCGGTGGCCTAATTGATGTAAAAATGGAGAGGGGGAGGGGCCAATGCTCCTTCCCCATCTCTATAAAAAAGGAAGAGACATGGCTTCAATTTTTGTTGAATACATAAAGACTAAAGATGATGTGGGATATAGTGAAGGACCGCTAAACATAAAAGTGCGTGGTCATGGCTACTTGCAGTTTGAGCCAAAAGAAGAGTATGACAATCGAAGAGTTGAGGAGTTGTCAACGGAGGATGCTGCCATAGAGCTGTGTGAAAGGCATCGTAGACAGCAGTTGTTTCAAATCGCTCCCGATCTTATCGCTTCGCAGGAATTGGCAAATATTGAGAGTTACATAAGTGGTCGAATATCTCCACTGATAGAGCGCATAGAATTACTGGAAGAGCAGGTAGCTACTATGCGAGCCTCGGCTACAAAAACTCCGACAAAAAAGAGACAATCAAAGGCATAGTTGATGGCAATTACATGGGGAGAGCTTAAAGCCAGAATAGCATCACGATCTCACAAAGATCTGGAACGCTCTGAGGAGCTGAATGACGTAGAGCGATTTGCTAAGGCTGGTATAGAGCTGGTTGAAGCGGAGGATAGTTGGTCGTGGCTGTATAAAACCTTCTCAATCCCCTTGGTTGCTGATACATATGAATATGATTGGCCCACAGGGTTAGAGCGTTTTGATGTAAAAACATTTCGATATGCAGGTAGTGGGTCCTATCTGGAGTATGCACGCATTGCTGAGAATATAGACCACCATTTAGGTCCAGACTGGCGGGATGCAGGGTCAACTACAAGCGACCCTCGCTACTACGTGGACTTTGGCAGAAAGTTCTGGATTGCTCCTAAGCCCTCCTCTGGCTTTGTATCGTCCAACCCTACGATATACCTATATGGATATACCTCAGACCTTGCAACACTCTCAGGGACCCCTACAGACGCTACAGAGATGCTCCTGCCAGAGCGATCTGCAAATGCGTTTGTAGAAGCAGCATTAATGGTGGGCCTACAGCAAGAGGACGACCCTGACTGGAAGACGTATCAGCAGATATTTCAGTCTAATATTATCAGACTCAGGACGTTCGATGCTTCAGTGGCATCTACTGACGAGGTCTTGCTGCCTGAGTGGTCTCCATACATGGAATTTTAATGGCTGAAAACACGGACATAGATCTGGCAACTATAGCCATCTCAACCAATCTCAGCTCAGACACCGTCAGGGCATCGCTGGAAGGGACTTGGAAAGAGTCTCAAGTGCTCGTTAAGACAGACGAGAGTCAAGTTGCATTTCAAACAGAGGTAGGTTGGGGTAAGCTGGTATGGGGAGGTGTTTTGCCTACGCTAACCACAACAGAAAGGGACGCACTGTCATCTGTTTCTAATGGCACTTTGATCTACAATACCACTACAGACAAAGTGCAGGCGCGAGCCGCTGGCAGTTGGGTGGATCTACACTAATGCCAAAGCAAAGAAATAGATATCGGTTCCCTACGGGGCGGGGTTTTCTTGGAGAGAATAATACCGATGCTGAAACGGAGGATATGTTTGGTGCAGGCGCACTGGCATTACTCCGTAATTACCACCTTGACGGGTATGGAGCATTAAAGAAAAGACAAGGATGGGAAGAATACACTTCCAATGCGGTCAATAGCACAAATGCTATTCAGGGCTTGGGGTATATGAACTTTGGAACCCCATACCTGCTGGCAGTGTCTGGTGATAAAGTAAAATACATGGTCGAAGCAGATCCTCCCACATGGACTGATATAACTGGATCTGTGACGATCAATAACAACCAGAACAACCTTTGGCGTTTCTGTACGTTCCATGATGGGGTTAATGGGAACATCTTGGGAACGGATGGGGTAGGAAACCCGTGGAAGTGGAATGGCACTGGGAATGTTTCAGCTCTGGCCCTAACAAAAGCAAATGACCTTCAACAGTTTAAATCGCATGTCTTTGCAATCAATACAAGTGATCGCCCAACGGCTATCCGTTACTCTGACACCGGAGATCCGGCAACATGGCCCTCTGATAATATTTTTGATTGTACGCGAGATTCAGTGGGTGTAGGTCTTGCCCTGCATACAACTGAAACGCTATTGGCCTTCTATGAAAATAGTATTTACAGAATCAACTTTGACTACGGTGGCGCAGGAGCCTTAACCAGCTTTTTTACCAATCAAATTGTTGACGGGTCTGTTGGTTGTGTGTCTAAAAACTCAATAGTCACATCAAATGGACAGACATACTTCGCAGCGACTGATGGTATTTACACAATTGGCGACCCATCGCGTCCTGCTATTTACATAAGTAGATCTTTAGAGAGTCTTTGGCTCAATCTTTCAAAGTCGCGCATGTCAAAGATTTATGCTTTTGAGCGCGGAGAGCCATGGAATGAGATTGTTTTCTTAGTCAGCTCTGCTAACTCTTCCTTCCACGATACGGCCCTTGTGTATAATACACTGACAGCGCAAAGGGCTGGAGCGGAAAATGCGTGGTCTGTGTTTACCGCTAATGATAATAAGCTGCGTTTTAATGTTGGTATCAATTACAGAAAAAGTGATGGGGTTGATTATACCCTGTTGGGAAAATACGACTCCAAGGTAGTTAAGGCATGGGGGAATGATAGGCAGCTTACCACGTTTCAGGATGGAGGGACAGCCGTAACGTCTGTAATAGAAACAGGCTTTATGGATATGGGATATGAAGGGATAAAGTCTATCCGAGAAGTATGGATGGACTTAGGGATCTCAGCCAAACACACTTTTTCTGTTAAGGTTGAAGGTCCAGAAGGAAGGCTTTCTACAAACACCCAAGTAAATGTAGGGTCAGATGGTGGCTTATTAGATATAGACTTTGTGTTAGGAACATCGACCCTTGCTTCTGGATTAATAGCTCAGGCCCGATTCAACCTCACTGGCAATAGCCGCTATTTTAAGTTTCGCGTCGAAGAAAGTGACACAACTAAGCCCCAGCGCGTAGAGTCTTTTCACTTCCTCTATGCGCCTAAAGGGATGAGGATAAAATAAAATGTCTTTAGGTGATTTATCTAACAGGAAAAAGCGCATCGGGTCAATGAATGTGACCGGAGATGATGAGACTGATGAATATATCCAACGGGCCTATGACTTTTATGGCAGGCCATACCGTCAGGAGTTTGAACAGTTAGGTGAGTCCACTCGTAGAGAGGCACTGGCTAAGGGGCTTTATCTGTCTGGAGATTATGGCAAGGCAATTAGTCGAAACTTAGAAGACTATAACCGCAAAGTGGCTGAGCAAGTTGTTATGCCCTTGGCAAAAGAGGGCATGAACAGAGCGTTTCAAGCTCAGGAATTGGGGTTGAGGGAGCGGCAGCAGGGTGAAGCGGAAAGGGCAGCCTTAATACAAGAAGGTTTTACAGGTAGAGAGGTTGGCGTAAGAGAAGCGCAACAAGCTGAAGCTAAAAGAGCAGCGGGTGTGCAGGAAGGCTTTACTGAGAGAGAACTTGGTATAAGAGAGAAGCAGCAGCTTGAAGATTTTAGGGCAACACAGGTGCAGGAAGGATTCACAGGCAGAGAGCTTGGAGTAAGAGAAGCGCAGCAAGCTGAAGCGGAAAGAGCAGCCTTAATACAAGAAGGTTTTGCAGGTAGAGAGCTTGGAGTAAGAGAAGCGCAACAGGCTGAAGCCGAGAGAGCGGCCTTAATACAAGAAGGTTTTACAGGTAGAGAAATTGACATAAGGGAAGCCCAGCAAGCTGAATCTGAAAGGGCTGCTCAGGTTGATGAAAGTATACGTAGGGCAGGATTGACGGGAGTGTATGGTGGTGGAGTTATAGATGCTGAAGCACTGGGATTAAACTCCAAAGATATTCAACGATTCTTATCGCGGGATCAAAGCGGATTTGCAACAGATGAAGAGAAGGCAGCGCAGAATCTTGAAATAAGGACAGCGTTTGCAAGTGTGGTTGGTCGGGAGCCGACAGCAGAAGAGGTTCGCTCTATAATGCGTGGCGGCAATGTAGCAGTGGCTGGTTTTCAAACATTGGCAGGCAGGCAGCAACTGGTGCAAGAGCAGGACTTGCAACAGCGCAGAGATCAGCTTGAAGAAGACAAGCGACAGTTTGATGCAGAATTAGAGCAGAATAAAACGCTATCTGAAGCAGACAGGTTGGAACGTCAGCGTCAGTTCGATGCGGAGTTATTGCGAAGAGAGATAGAGTTTGCAGCAGAAGCTGTTGGTGTGTATGGCTCGGTCAGCGTCTCGGCAGACACCTTCGGCATTGACATATCTGACTATTACAATGCAGATACAGGCGCGATTACGTACGAGAACGATGAAGGGACAGGATTTTTTGATTATGTAGATCGCCTGCGAGACGAGTTGGAAAGGCAGGGGCTTAGAGCTACGGACGATGAGATAGGAAGAATGCTTAGGGGTGAGTCTGTGCAGCTCACAGGCGTGCAGACCTTAGCATCTCGCATGGCTTCTATGTCACGTGAGGAGTTTGACAAAGAGTTAGGCTTGCGTAGGGATCAGCTTGAAGCTGACAAAGAGCAGTTTAATAAACGCCTCGCACAAGACTTGAGCCTCTCTGATGCGGAGCGGGAAGAGCGAGCGCGTCAGTTCAATATGGACATGATCCGTAGGGAGGCTGAGTTTGCAGCCCAGCAAACAGGTCGCTATGGTGTGGCAACAGTATCCGCAGAATCCTTTGGCATAGACATCTCCGAGTATTTAGACACGGAAACTGGGCAGGTAAAAGACTTTGGTGTCTTTTTTGAGTATTTCGATTACATGGAAACGCAGTTTGCTGCTGCTGGCATATCTATGTCCGATGCAGAGATCCAATCCTTCATGCAGGGTGAGACAGTATCAGTCACCGGATCGCTAACACTTGAAGGACGCAGGCAGCTCTTTGAAGAGGAGCAGCAAGCGATTATCAATCAGCAAGAAGAAGATCGGATAGCTATTCAAAGGGATCAAGCTGACCTTGATGGGGCTATTGCACGCGCCCAACAGTCAGGGACCTATGTGGACCCGCAGACAGGTGAGAGTTTGGAAACCTTAGAAAAGCAGAGACTTGCTCTCCAAGAAACACAAATGTATCTGGAGCTGACGGGAGATGCGGATGGTATAGATTCAGATGGCAACTTCCTTGGCACGCTTGCTCTCAATGCCCAAAAGAAACAATTGGTTTGGGAAGAGGAGCGTAGGAATCTGGAGAATGCCATTCAGCGAGCTAACGCTACGGGCAACTTTATAGACCCAGAGACTAACCAGTCTATTGACACCCTTCAGAAGAAATTGCAAGACGCAGATATACGCATTGAAAATGCCAAGCTCGCGTTTACCAAAGAAAAAGAATCATATGATCGGCAGGAAAGATATGCTGAACTAACTGGAACTTTCCCACCAGTCAATATGGGAGCCAGTGAATTTGGCATTGACATGAACTTGTTGTATCCCGATGGGGGGGATGAGGCTGACTTTAAATATTTCTTTTCAATGGCTGATGTGCTACAGTCAAACGCCAATCGGCTTATGGGTAGAGACCTTACGGACACCGAAATAAATGCTCTATTGGTGGGGCAAAAAATAACAACAGCTGACGCAACAACGACCCTCGCTTCAAAAATACAAATCGCGCAATTGACAGGTAAATATGAAGGTGAAGATATATATGCCAGAGTCATTGAGGAGGC